ATGAATCTATTAAAACAGGCAGGCCATTCGGATGGCCAAAACGAAGTCGTGGCGTATGCCGAAACCACCATCGAAATCTTAGCCAAAGAACTGATCGGTAAATGCGGGATTACTCCAGACGATCTGGAGGATATTGAGCAGGAAATGATGATCGATCTGCTACGGCGGCTTGGCAATTATGACCGATCCAAAGCCAAGCTAACCACCTTTATCAAGCGGGTGCTTGAACGTAAAATCGCCAATATCCTGCGCCAACGCTGTACGGAAAAAGAGTTCTTAAATCGCTCATGTCTGAGCCTGGAAAAGTCCATTCAGTCATACGACACGCCTGGCGAACACATAACGCTGGGCGACACCGTAACGACAGAATACTATGACAAAACCGTTCGCGGCAAAATGCGAAGCCGCGAAGACGAGCGTCAGCTTGTTTTCGATGTCCGTCAGATCGTAGCGGTTTTTCCGGATGAACTTCGTATCGCTTGCGAACATCTGCTCTCTGGCAAAAGCGTCAGCGAGACAGCCAATTTGGTCGGCATCAAACGCTCCACATTCTATGAAAAGGTTCTGGCACCCATCCGCGAGGCGTTCCAAGCGGCTGATCTAAAAAATTATCTGTAAATCTCCGACACCCGGCCTCTGCGCCGGGTAAGTAATGGGTACACCAATAAAACAATTTTATTAAACAGGAAAAACAATATGAACAACACAATTCAAAAATTCAAAGTTTGCGAAGCAAAGGAGGTGGCGTAATGGCTAAATCACGTCGAACCGATCCGGTCACCTCCCATCAGGCCGCTCACGAAGTGGAAAAATCAGGTCGTGCGGCATCACATCGGGCGATGTGTCTTGCTTCGGTAAATATGCGTCCGGGACAGACCGCCGCCGAAATCGCTGTCCATACTGGCCTTGAGCGTCACGCGCCAAGCCGCCGCCTGCCGGAATTGCGGGACCAGGGGCTAATCGCTAACGGACAGTCCAGGGTTTGCACTGCCACCGGCAGATTAAGCTTAGTCTGGCTGCCAGTGGCGGGAGGTATCAGATGAACCGTCCGAAATGGCTCATTGAAGAACCGGCGGATATATATCACGCCCAGCGAAATAAGTATCTGAGCAGTCACCAACTGATCGATTTCATGAAATGCCCATATCTGCATTACAAAAAGCGCCAAGGGCTGATTACAGAGAAAGAATCCACCTCTTATCTGATTGGGCGTGCTGCTCATACACGGATATTAGAAGGAAGCGCCGCTTTCGCACTGGATTTCGCGGTGGACGGTCCGACCAATCCTACAACCGGCAAACCCTATGGCAGCCTGACAAAGAAGTTCGCTGAATGGAAGGCGAAGCAGAATAAACCCGTGCTGACATTAGAGCAGGCGGACTTAATTGATCAGATGGCTTCCGGCGTTGCCCTCAATGACATTGCCGTCGAACTGCTCTCTTGGGGTCTGGCTGAAGGTGTTGTTCGGACCCAGTATTGCGAGGTCCTCTCGCAGATTCGTATCGATTGGCTTCATCCTGAAAAGGGAATTGTGGACCTGAAAACCTGCGACGACCTGACCTGGTTTGAGGCGGACGCCCGCCGCTATCGCTATCACAACCAGATGGCATTTTATCAAGCGGTATTGAACAAGGAAGTCGGTGAACTTGTGCCGGTCCACATCATCGCTGTTGAAAAGAAAGAACCCTTCCGCTGTGGTGTCTGGCGCGTGTCCAACGATTGCCTGACTACAGCTCGGCAGGAAAATGAGGCGGCCATCGGCCGCCTCATATCCTGTCTCCATCACAACCAATGGCCAACGGGTTATGAGCAGATTCGGCTGTTGGATTCATTTTTTTAGCATTTTTTACGCTTCAGGCCGGTCTGCGGTCGGAGTGGGTTCCCCTATAACGAATGCGACCCTGACTCCCTCCCGCCGCCTGAAGCATTTCGGCGAGGAAAACGGTTTTGCACGGGTCTCATAAGCCCGTGGTTGTCGGTTCGACTCCGGCACTCGCCTTGGACCCGGCCGGTCAAATCAGAAATATCACTTTAATCACAGGATCAAAAAACATGACAATTTTTGAATCAACACTTAACCAAACCCATATGCGAGCCCCGAAGGGCATCGTGTACGGTCCGCCGGGGATCGGCAAGACCACATTCGGTGCGAGCACACACAAACCGATTATTGTGGATTGTGAAAACGGCGCTGCTCATGTGCAGTGTGACCGGACGCCGTATCTGTCTGACTGGAATGTGATCATGCCTTGGCTTCAGGCCCTGGCCTATGATGATCATACCTATGGAACAGTCGTCATCGACTCGATTGACTGGCTCCTGCGGCGGTTGGAAGAGCGTGTTGCTGGTGTCAACGGCCAAGTCGAAAACATGGACAAGACCATGAATCGCTCCCATGGTGGCTACGGAAACGGAAAACAGGTGCTTCGCAACTATGTCTATCAGTATCTGCTGCCGACATTGGATGCGATTGTCAACCGGGGCATTTCGGTCGTGTTACTGGCGCATGTCTCACGCAGAACCTTCACAACCATCGACGGCATCACCATGGAAAAATCCGCTCCGGAAATCCATCCGGACCTGATGAACACGATCATCGAATGGTCGGATTTTGTCGGTGCGGCTCGAGCGGATGGTGACTGTCGCGAGCTGGTCTTAAATGAAACGGGTCAGCTGATGGCCAAGAACCGCTATGGAATCACAGATGTATTGCCGCTGGACTGGAACTACCTGATGGGGGCAATGAACACACAGCAAACTCAAATCACAGGAGAAACAAGTAATGGCTAATCTGAACAATTTCAACGCAAACGAAGTCGAACCGAATGTGGGCTTTGAACCGGTGCCGGCGAATAAGTACATCGCCATGATCACCGCCTCGGAAATGAAACCGACCAAAAACAGCGATGGCAGTTATCTCGAACTGGAACTGACCATTCTGGATGGTCCGTTCAAGGACCGCAAGGTCTGGGATCGGCTGTGTCTGAATCATCCGAATCCCCAAACGGTCAAGATCGCACGCGGGTATTTGTCATCCGTTTGTCGCGCGGTCGGCGTCATGCAGCCCAAGGACAGTTGTGATTTGCACAATATCCCAATGTGTATCACGGTCAAATGCAAAAAGCGTGATGACAACGGCGAAATCACCAACGAGGTCCGGGGGTATGCCAAAAAGGAAAGTGCTGCGGGCAAACCTCAACAGGCGGCGTCCACGGATAACACACCTCCCTGGAAGCGATAACCGTGAACGCCAAGGCTAAGGGTACGCGCCTGGAACGCAAGACGATCAAGATGCTGCAGTCGGCCGGATACATCTGTATCCGGTCGGCGGCATCGCTCGGGCCATTCGACATCATCGCAATCAATCATTTGGGACTGCGATGTATCCAGGTCAAGGCCAATGACTGGCCGCGACCGGTCGAACGAGAAGACCTGCAGGCAGCGGCGAAGAGTCTGCCGCCCAATGCTCTGATCGAATGCTGGCGCTGGAACGATAACGCCAGAGAACCTGTCATCAAACTATTGGAAGAATTCAACTGAAACGAAAGGATCAAACATGGAATTTGTATTTGCTCTTATTTTGGGTGCTTGTATCGGACTGATCATCGGTATTTTGACGGGCCTGGAGCTGGCTGCAAAGCCGGATGTCAACAGCCAGGTTGACGATCTGAACACGCAGGCTCAGAAGAATCTGGATGAGTTTCAAGAAACGCAATATCAAATCACACAGGTCAGCCAGAAAGCGGACATGATTCAGCGAGGCCTTAAATCCAAAATCACCGAACTGGTTAATCAGGAATAAGATTGCGATGTCCTAATATCAGCTGTTACTCGAACTCGAATGACCACTTTAAAACAGGAAATAGAAATTATGCAGACCTTAAAAAATATCCCCATCGCCGAATTGACGGCCATTCGCACAGATGAAAATAAACTCAAAACGGTTTCAAGATTAGAAGGCTTTGGACATCAAGTTCCGAACAGCCGGTATTTCAGGACATTTTGCATTGACTGTCACACTCCAATGCGGGTCAGCCACAATCGCCTCGATATACCGATTCGCTGCGAAGAGTGTGATCCCAAGCATGTCGGGTGCACAAGCCCCCAAACAGGACTTGACGGTCTTGACAAAGATGTTGATGCCTTCAGTCCATCATGGAAGTGCGCATGAGATATGAAAAACTGTTCCCAACCCTATTAATCATTTTGGACCTCTGCGCAGCAATGGCCTATATGCCTTCCGGTAACTGGCGACAAGTAATTTACTGGCTCGCCGCTGCGGTCTTAACAACCTGTGTGACGTATTAAATATGCAATTACGCGATTACCAACAAGAATCTGTCGATGCGGTGTATGAGTATCTTCGAAATCGGGATGGCAATCCTTGTATTGTCATCCCGACCGCTGGGGGAAAAACGCCGGTGATGTCAACCATCTGTACCGACGCGGTTAATCTGTGGGATGGTCGTGTGCTGGTATTGGCGCATGTCAAAGAACTGCTCGAGCAGACGGCCGGGACATTGAGCAAGGTGGCTCCGGATCTGGACATTGGGATTTATTCGGCAGGACTGAATCGGCGCGATACCGAGCACAGCATTGTCGTTGCCGGGATTCAGTCGGTGTATCGTCGGGCTTCTGACCTGGGGGCGTTTGATTTAATTCTGATTGATGAGGCTCATATGCTTCCGCCCGATGGCGAGGGCATGTATCGTACCTTTCTGCAGGATGCACAGGTTGTCAATCCGAATATTCGGCTGATTGGTTTGACGGCAACACCGTTTCGGATGAGTTCGGGTATGATCTGTGGGCCGGACAATCTGCTCACGGACGTCTGTTATGAAGTCGGCGTCAAAGAACTGATCATAAAGGGATATTTGTGCCCTCTAAAAAGTAAGGCGGGTCGACAAAAGGCTGATACCTCCGGGCTGCACCTTCGCGGTGGCGAATTTATTGCCACCGAAGTCGAGGATTTGATGGACCAGGACGCCTTAGTTTCCTCTGCCTGCAGCGAGATCATTGAGCAGACGGCAGATCGTAACAATGTCCTTGTGTTTGCATCGGGTGTCGGACATGCGCGGCACATTCAAAAACTCCTGCAGGAACGCAGCAAACAGGAAGTTGGATTGGTCACCGGTGATACACCGGCCCCGGAGCGTGCCGAACTGTTGGCTCGTTTCAAGGGAGAAGTCGTCAAAGCCGATTTATTCGGCAATAATAAGCCGCCATTGAAGTTTCTGGTCAATGTCAATGTGCTGACCACCGGATTTGACGCTCCAAATATCGATTGTGTAGTTCTGCTTCGGCCGACGAATTCGCCGGGGCTTTACTATCAAATGGTCGGCCGTGGATTCCGGCTGCATCCATCGAAAGAGAACTGTTTGGTGCTGGATTTTGGCGGCAACATCCTGCGGCATGGACCGGTGGATAGTTTAGAGATCAAAGATCGTTCGACCGGTACGGGTGATGCACCCGCCAAGGAGTGTCCTGAGTGTCATTCAGTTATTCATGCGGCCTATGCAACGTGTCCTGACTGCGGATATGAATTTCCACCACCGGACCGGCAAAAACATGATAGTTCTGCCACTAGCGCCGGCATCTTATCCGGTCAGACGGAGGATACCGAATACCCCGTTTATGATACGCTGTATCATTTCCACATTAAGCGTAATGCGGGGGCAGATGATCGGCCGACGCTGCGGGTTCAGTACAACATTGGTTTTAATCAATGGATCTCCGAATGGGTCTGTTTAGAGCACACGGGCTATGCCCGAAGCAAAGCCGAGGGTTGGTGGAGAGCACGAAGCAATGAATTGATTCCTGATACGATTGAGCAAGCGATTGATCTTGCTGAGTCTGGCGCATTAGCAGAAACCGAGCAGATTACTGTTCGCAGTGTTGCCGGCCAAAAGTATGACCGCATCATCAATTATCAACTGGGTTCCAAGCCGCCATTGTTGGATGGCAGTGAGGAACGAGATGATGGTACTCTGCCAGAATACGGCTATCAATACGACGATGAAATCCCATTTTAAGAGGGTTTAGGTGATAGATAACGCAAAACATTACTTGGACGCCGAACTTTCTGTTCTGCCCGCTAAACGCCAGGACAAACGCCCTTGTGTTGGCTCCTGGAAACAGTATCAAAATCGTTTGCCAACTCAAGCCGAAATCGATGCTTGGTTCAGCAATCCGCAAGATGGCGTCTGTATTATTACCGGTGCGGTTTCGGGAAACCTTGAGATCATCGACTTTGATAATGGCGGAGAGTTGTTTGACGCATGGTATGGCCAGATCTCCGCTGGCCTGCGGGACCGATTAGTTGTTGAACAGACTCCTTCTGGTGGGTGGCATGTGATTTATCGCTGCGAAACCGACATCTGCGGGAATATGAAGCTGGCACAGCGGAAAAACGGTAGTAAAATCCATACCTTGATTGAAACCCGTGGTGAAGGCGGGCTATTTTTATGTGCTCCAACGGCTGGGTACGAGCTGATGCAGGGTGAATTGACGAATGTGCCTGTTCTGAGCAGTGATGAGCGTCAGCAACTTCTGGAGTCGGCATGGATGCTAAATGAACACTGCCCGGCGGTCGCTCATGAGCCCCAAACCCAAACCGCACGAACCGACGAAACATTACGCCCCGGCGATGATTACAACGCTCGCGGTGATATCGAAACGCTGCTTCGAAATCATGGCTGGCAACAGATTGAGGTTAATGACAAGAATCAGCTGTGGCGCAGGCCCGGGAAAAGTGGCGGCAGTCATTCGGCGACGTTGTGGAACGAGTCAAAGGTCTTCTATGTGTTCAGCACCAATGCAGCGCCGTTTGAAGCCAATACGCCATATTCACCATTTATGACTTTTACGCTGCTGGAACATGGGGGGGATTTCAGCAAAGCGGCGTCAGCGCTATCCAAACAGGGGTACGGAGAAAGGCCTCAGCAAATTCCTGAACAAAACGATGATGTTGATTTGTCGGGGATGCTATCAAATGAGGATGACGAAGATGAATGGGATGATGGAGCCATTTCACTAACTGAACTGATCGCCAATTTTCAGGGGCTCAATAAGCCGCTGATTCATGGCCTGCTTCGTGAAGGTGAGACGATGAACATTATCGCCTCGCCGAAGATCGGTAAGTCCTGGCTGGTCAACTCGCTGACAATCTCCATTGCATCAGGAATGGACTGGCTGGGATTTAAGATCAATCCGGGACGCGTGCTCCTAATCGATAATGAGCTTCATCTCAATACGACCACCTATCGCTACATGGAAGTGACCAAGGCGCTGGGATTGCCGAGCCATCTGTTCAGTGATAATTTAAAAGTCAAATCTCTGCGGGGCCAACTGAAGGACATGAACCAATTGTCTGACATGTTCAAAAAGATTAAACCGGGCAAATACGATGTCATCGTAATCGATGCGTTCTATCGTACGCTGCCGGTCGGAACCGATGAAAATGACAACGGTGCGATTGCTGGGCTGTATAACCAGCTGGATGTCCATGCCAATCGGCTCAAATGCGCATTTATTCTGATCCACCACACAAGCAAAGGCAATCAGTCCAATAAATCCATCACCGATGTGGGGGCAGGGGCAGGAGCACAATCACGCGCTGCGGATACACATGTGATTCTGCGGGGTCATGAAGAGGATGATAAAGTTGTCATGGATGCAGCCACACGCAGCTGGCCGCCATTGAAAACGCTGGTGCTGGCCAAGCAGCACCCGTTGTTTGTGATTGATGATGATGCGGACCCGACAGCTCTGGCCGGCTCCCTCAAAACCAGCCCATCAAAGAAACAGCTAACCCTGGAAGAGTTCGTGGACAGCTGTGTGGCATCCCAGGACCCCTGCTCACAACGGGCGGTGGTTTATGAATCTGGCCAGCAGTACAGCCTCTCTGAACGCCGGGCTAAAGAGATGCTCCTTCTGGCTGAGGACCGAGGGCTGGTAACAACAATTACCACCGGTTCAACCGAGCAATTTGTTGCCATCCGGCCTGGGATCAGTGGTGAAAAAGGATACTGGGCCGCAGCACTTTTGACCCATGAACTGGAGCCGAACACCGCAGAAATCGCTCGAAAAACCGGCGCATCTGAGCGTCATGTCCGACGAATTAAGGCTCTTCTGGAAGCGGACATGAACCCGGACATGGGCCGGACATCGGACATGGCCATGTCCGCTCCATGTCCGCCTTAAGTCTATTAAATGAAATGACTTAAGTCCAAAGCGGACACCGGACATGAGACATGTCTCAAAACGTGTCTCATGTCCGCAAGATCGAAAATGATAAACCTTTAAAAGAAAAGAAGTTATGAATTTTTCTCGCGGACATATGACCGGACATGAGCACACCACTCCCCTACGGGGAGTAGTGCGGGCGTCTGAAACGCCCCGCACAACACCCCAAATCGTAGGGCTTTTCCGGGAAAATCAACGGGTCCTCCCTAAAAAATAAAAGACATGAGGCCACGGGAACGAGTCGCATTACATAGGACACTTTTTTTTAATCGCGTTTTTTTCATTAACCCTTAAATCGGAGATTTTTATGAGCAGCAATTTCACAGTACAGATCAAAGACATCACCACCATCAAACCCTACGATAACAACCCTCGCATCAATGACGATGCGGTGGATGCGGTAGCGGCCAGCCTGAAAGAGTTTGGATTCCGACAGCCGATTGTGGTCGATGGCGACGGGATCATTGTCTGCGGCCACACCCGCTACAAGGCGGCACTGCAGTTGGGACTGACCAAAGTCCCGGTCCATGTGGCGACCGATTTGACTCCCGAACAGATCCGGGCGTATCGCATCGCGGATAATAAAACCGCCGACCTGGCCGAGTGGGATTATGACATCCTGCCGATTGAGTTATCAGAACTGGCCGATGCCGGATTCGATATGGACCTGCTGGCCTTCGATGAAAAAGAACTGAACAAGCTGCTGGACACCGAGATCCAGCAGGGACTGACCGACCCGGATGATATCCCCGACGTTCCGGACGAACCGATATCACAATCAGGAGATCTGTGGCTCCTGGGCAGTCACCGTCTGCTGTGCGGGGATTCAACGAACGCGGATGATTTCAAGCGGCTTATGGATGGGCACAAGGCGGAGATGGTGTTTTGCGATCCCCCGTACAATGTCAATTATGGAGCAACCATGAAGGACACCCTCCGCGGTAAGGATGGGCACAAGAACCGGGCCGGCAGCAAACCGGGGCGTAAAATCCTCAACGATAATCTCGGCGACAACTTCGGGGCTTTTCTGAAAGCTGCCTGCCAGCAGATTGTTGACCATTGTTCCGGTGCGATCTACATCTGCATGTCCTCCTCGGAACTGGATACTCTGCAGGAGGCGTTCCGTTCGGTCGGTGGCCACTGGTCGACGTTTATCATCTGGGCCAAAAACACCTTCACCATGGGCCGGGCGGATTACCAGCGGCAGTATGAACCGATTCTGTACGGCTGGCCCGAAGGTGCCAAACGCTATTGGTGCGGGGACCGCAACCAGGCGGATGTCTGGGAGGTCAATAAACCCCGCAAGAACGATCTGCATCCGACCATGAAACCGGTCGAGCTGATCCTGCGGGCGGTGACCAACAGCTCCAAGCAGGGAGCGATTGTCCTGGACCCATTCATGGGCTCCGGTTCCACCCTGATCGCCTGCGAGCAATCCAACCGCACCTGCTATGGCATGGAACTGGACCCGGGCTATTGCGATGTGGTGGTCCAGCGTTGGGAAGAGTTTACCGGAAACAAAGCGGAGCGGATCGAAGCGACGAAGAAAACCCCGGCAGAGGATACCGAGGTTCAAGAAGAGGTGAAGGTCTAATGGTTCAGTTAGCCGTTGGCCAGTGCAAACTGCCCGCGTCCGACTTTTTCAAATCGAGAGTCGGTCCCTTTGACCTTGATCTCCTTGCAAATGGCAGCATGCAATGTGTTCTGCGGCGTCTTGCCGGCCTTCTTCGGTTGCCAGTAATTCTTCTCCGTCATGGTATCGATCAGCTGCCGGCAGTTCATGGGTTCGCTGGCTTCGGCCAGCACCCGTGCCGCAGCGTCCAGGGCCGAGACCTGTTTGACTCGCAGGGTGTTGGCCACAGGTGGCGGTGTGTCAGGGATCTTCGGTTTGTCGGGCGATTGGATCGGGGCTGGATCTTCGGTCGCCACAGGCCGCGACGTGACGGCTTGTTTGGCAAACCCGCGCAAGCCTTGGGCTGATTTAATCCGCACCGTTTTGCCGGTGGCCAGGTTCTTCGCATCCCAGCCGCCGTGAGGGTTTTCGGCAATGATCTCGACGACAACCAGCTTGTTGGTCACTTTGGCGGTGTACTGTTTTGAGATGTGTACATCTGATGTTTTCATGGGTCTGTCCTTTCAAAAATATGTTAATCAATAAAATTTTCCAAAATCCGGTAATAGTCATGCACCATAGAGTTGGTGCCTTTGCATCCGTCCAGATGGTACTGCAGGCACTCGGCCATGGAGAAGATGTCTTCGGGGCTGTCGGCCTCGACGATGTGCTCCCGCTCGCTGTCGGGACCGATAATGGTGACCGTGATATATTCGTTACCAGGAGTGCGATGGAGGGTCGCGAAGTATTCGGGCAGGTTATTTTTGTTCAGTCGTCCCGCGAGTTTCATTTCGGTGATATGCATGGTTTGATCTCCCTGTTAGCAGGCTCCGTTTTCTTTAGCGATAAAGTTGTACAGTCTGACCGGGATCTCTTCGCGTACAGCCGTATCAACCCAGTAAATCGTCGACCAGGCCGATTCATAATCGCCGTCGTTAATAAAGTTCAGGATGTCTGTCAGGTCCTTGACGTCTTTTTCGTACATGCGGGCCATCTCAATATCCTGTTTTTTCATTTCCGCTTCACACCAGCGTTGCCGGGTGGCGATTCGGCCTTGCAGCTTTTTAAGGTCTGTGTTCATGGCTTTGTAAGTGCTCATGGTCGTTCCTTTCTATGCTTGGGTTTCTTTTTTGATTTCCGCGTCGGCCCAGGCTTCGGCCAGGCCGTCTTTGATCATGTCCTGTTCGATGCCGCTCATAAAGCTCAGGGTCTCAACCAGGTCTGTTCTGATTTTGCTGAGGCTTCCGACGTGAGCCCAGTTCAGATTCGCGGGCTGTTTATCCAGTTCGCATTCAAACCAGCCCAGCAGGTTGGCGATGTCGGTTTTGACGCTGTCGTAGGCTTTTGTGAGGTCTGCGTTTGCCATGGTTTTTCCTTTCGTAAGTCGTTGTTAATGTTTGGTTTACATACGCCATATATGCTTGTTTTTGAAATCTTATCAAGTCATATAAGTCATTATTATTAAAGAATTTGCATTAATTTTATTAGTTCCGGACAAGGATTCGATACAATGGGTAAATCCCTCAAAATAACCGCTTTAAGCCCCGAAGAACTGGCCAATGTGCTCTCACAGGCCGGCCGTAAAGCCATCTCGGCCGCTGATGTGCGGATAATTGCCGAAACAGCGGGGATACTTGCCCCGGACGAGACCATTAATTTGATTGATTACACCGCATTTTTAGCTCAGGAGGTCGCCGGTGGCGCAGATTAATCCGACCAAACTCAAACCCACTGACCTGACACGCCTACTCAATTCGGCTGGATTCGGCGAAGTGATCAGCGAGCATATCCTGCGCCGTCACCGCAATCGTGCCGGTTACACCATCGGTGATGCGAAAACAGTGGATTTATTTCGGTATGCGGCATGGTTGACACACCAGTATCTGTCGCCACCGAAAGAGGCTCGCGACTATGACCAGATGAAAGAAGCGTCGCGAAAACGAATCGCCGACATGGTTCGTGCCGGTCAGGACATTGGTCAGCTCCCAGCTGTTGTAAATCCTGATCGCAAAGCCAAGGCGATGGCCAGCTTTAAGTATTTCTGCGAGGTATATTTTCCCGATGTGTTTTACCTGCCGTGGTCAGAGGACCATCACAAAGTGATCGCCAAGATCGAGCAGGCGGTTCTTAAAGGCGGGTTGTTTGCATTGGCCATGCCTCGAGGCAGCGGTAAAACGGTTTTAATGCAGATGGCCTGCCTGTGGTCGGCGCTGATTGGCGCGACGGAGTTTGTGTGTCTGATTGCTGCCTCCGCTGACCGTGCAAAAAACCTCCTGGAAAATATCAAGGTCTGGCTGGAGACCAATGAGCTGCTGGCAGAGGATTTTCCGGAGGTGACATTCCCGATCCGGGCGTTAGAGCGGATCACCAATCGACAGAAAGGTCAGCGATACAACGGCATCTCGACCCGCATTGACTGGTCGGCCGATAAGGTTGTGCTGCCGACCATCGAGGGTAGCACGGCATCCGGCGTGGTGATCTCCTGTTCGGGCATGCGAGGCTCTGATATCCGCGGCCAAAACCATGCCCGTGCCGATGGCAAGGTGGTCCGTCCACAACTGGTGATGGTCGATGACCCGCAGACGACCGAATCGGCATGGAGTCCGTCGCAATCCCAGCGTCGCGAGGCGATCTTGGCCGGGGATGTCCTGGGTATGGCTGGTCCGGGCAAGAAGATCTCCGGCCTGATGGCCTGTACTGTCATCCGACCCCAAGATATGGCCGACAACATCCTGGACCGGGAAAAGCACCCCGAATGGCAAGGCGAACGGACCAAAATGGTCTATGTGTTCCCGACCAACGAGAAACTCTGGGCACAGTACGCTGAAATCCGTGCCGATTCCTTGCGAAACGACGGGGATGGATCTGAGGCAACCGATTTTTACCGTGATAACCGCGAGGCAATGGATGCCGGTTCGGTGATTGCCTGGCCCGAGCGACACAATACTGATGAATTATCCGCGATTCAACACGCCATGAATCTCAGGCTTCGGGATGAGGCGGCATTCTTTGCCGAGTACCAGAACGAACCCATCGTCGAGACCGAGGGCGAGGAAATGCTCGGAGTCGATGAAATCGCTGCCAAACTGAACGGCTACAATCGCAGTATCGTTCCGATTTCCTGTAATCATCTGACGATGTTCATCGATGTGCAGCAAAAGGCGCTGTTTTGGATGACATGCGCGTGGGAGACAGATTTTACCGGCTATATTCTCGACTACGGCACCTGGCCGGACCAGAAAAGAACCTACTTTACCCTGCGGGATGTCCGGCGCACCATTGCCCAGCAAAAACCGGGGGCAGGACTGGAAGGTGCCATTTATCATGCCCTCCAGGAATTAACCGAAGAGAAGCTATCTCGCTTTTACCACCGGGAGGATGGGCTGGAGGTCAAGATCGACCGCTGTCTGATTGATGCCAATTGGGGCCAGAGCACGGATGTGGTCTATCAATTCTGCCGGCAGTCACGATACTCCGGTATTGTCGTACCCAGTCATGGTAAATATGTGGGAGCCTCCTCGATTCCGTTTTCCGAATACAAACGCAAACGCGGGGACCGGGTGGGACTGCACTGGCGGATTCCCAATACGACTGGCAAGCGGGCGGTGCGGCATGTCCTGATTGACACGAACTACTGGAAAACCTTTGTTCATGCACGTCTGGCGGTGGCGATGGGGGACCCGGGCGCACTATCGCTGTATGGTCGTGATGAAAAGCTGCACCGATTACTGGCAGAGCACCTGACGGCCGAATACCGCATCAAGACGATGGCACGGGACCGTACCGTGGATGAATGGAAACTTAAGGCCATCCGGCCGGATAACCATTGGTTTGACTGTTTGGTCGGATGCGGGGTTGCCGCTTCAATGGAGGGAGCCAAGCTATTTGGAACCGAGTTTAATCCACAGCCTCGGGCCACTCGAATCAAGCTCTCAGAGCTTCAAAAGAAGCATCGATAAAAAAATATTTACAAAATTAGAAAAAAGTTTGTTACGGAGGCCTGTTTTTCCATGAGTATATATAATAGAGGGCAACACTTTTTTGAATCAATCAACCAAACTATCACTGAAAACCAGAACCTAATTCACGAAGTCATCAAGAAACACTACTCGCATCTGAAGCCCTGGCAAACAGATGAATTGTTTGCCGATGGCATTTTGGGATTATGGGCAGCCGTCAAACAATATAAACCTGGCAAGCAAAGTTTTAAATCCTACGCGAAGATTCAGATTCGATTGCATATTCGACGCGGGCTTGTTGATCGCCAGGATCCACTGGTTCGTCATCTTGAAGGTGAGAAATACACCATACAGCAATTTGTCGAACTGGGTTTTGATCAGGGTCAGCCACATGAAGGCTTTAATCATACGGAAACAAATGATCTCGTTTACCTCTTGATCAACGAATTAACAGATCACGAAAAACGAATCATCCATGAGCATTTCTGGGAAGATTTAAGTTTTAGTAAAGTTGCGAAGCATTACGGAACCACCAAACGACATATTCAGCTATTAATTGAATCCGTCATTAAAAAAATGAGACAGCATGCAGAAAGAATTGATGCATTATGAGTGACAACACACTGGAAACAGCAATTAAAGACAACGCCGCTGGCCCAAAAAGCGCCAGCGGTGACGCAGGAAGCGTCCAGCAGCATTCACTGACTGATCAGATCGCTGCTGATAAACATATTCAGTCCAAAGAGGCAATGAAGACCAAGGGATTGGGAGTCAAGCTCGTCAAACTCTCTCCCGGAGGCACTGTCTAATGTGGCCATTTCGGTCTAAAGCTAAAACAATTCGCAGAACCATGCCGGTGACGCTGCATGCAAAGTACGATGCAGCGCAAACCACCCGCGAGAACATCCGACATTGGATTATGGCGGACGGTCTTTCAGCGGATGCGGCGGTCAGCAGTGATGTCCGGAAAAAACTCCGCGAGCGGGCACGATATGAGGTAGCCAATAATTCTTATGCCAAGGGCATTGTCCTGACTCTGGCCAATGATTGTGTGGGCACGGGACCGCGATTGCAGGTGCTGACTGCAGATACTGAATTTAATCGCCAAGTTGAGACAGCGTTTAGTCAGTGGGCACAGGCGGTTGGACTGGCGGCGAAACTTCGAACGATGCGGATGGCAAAATCAACCGATGGCGAGACATTTGCTGTTTTAGCAGGCAATCATAATGTTTCTGGTCCCGTGAAACTGGACCTTCACTTGGTCGAGGCCGACCGGGTGACAACGCCGTATGTCAAACTCTTGGACGACACAGGCATTGATGGGATTGAGTTTGATTCCAACGGCAATCCTGTCCGCTACACCATTCTGCGGTATCATCCCGGCGACCTGCGGGCAACGATTAATGATTTTGATGTGATTGATGCCGATGCAGTCATCCACTGGTTCCGTCCGGACCGTCCCGGTCAGCACCGCGGCGTACCGGAGATTACGCCGGCATTACCATTGTTTGCTCAATTGCGGCGATACACATTGGCGGTGCTGGGTGCTGCTGAAACCGCCGCGGATTTTGCAGCGGTTTTATTTACCGATGCACCGGCGAATGGAGAAGCGGCCTCGGTGGAGCCGATGGACGTGGTCGATCTCGAAAAACGCATGGCAACGGTGCTGCCGGACGGCTGGAAACTGGGGCAGATCAAGGCAGAACAACCAGCGACCAGTTATGCGGAATTCAAAAAAGAAATCCTGAACGAAATCGCCCGCTGTCTGAATCTGCCGTACAACATCGCGGCGTGTAATTCGTCGGGATACAATTATGCCAGTGGGAGGCTCGATTGGCAGACCTTCGCCAGGGCCATTCGCGTTGAACAGGCGGACATGGCATCGGTGGTGCTGGATAAGATTCTCGCGGCATGGATGTATGAGGCGATGCTGTCCAGTGAGTTCTCGGTTTTACGAACGCTGGGATACCTGCCGCATCAGTGGTTCTTTGACGGCACCGAGCATGTCGACCCGGCTAAAGAAGCCAATGCCCAAAAGACCCGCTTAGATTCCAATACCACGACTTTAGCCGCTGAATTTGCTCGCCAGGGTAAAGACTGGGAGACCGAACTGACGCAGCGTGCAAAAGAAAAACAACTCATGGCCGAACTGGGCCTGACTGAAACAGCAACCGAAACCGCCACTTTAGTAGAGGACGACGATGACGAAGAATAATATCCCCGACAACATTCAGTTTCAATGTGCACTGACAATCGATGCCGCTGCCGATGATAAGGCGGTTCCGAAGTTTTCGATGGTCGCCTATACGGGCGGACCCATGAAGATCGCCGGGTTTACCCATCCGGTCGTGGTTGATCTGGAGGGTCTGTCCATTGACCGACAGAATATCCCCATTCGCTTGGACCACAATCCCAAACAAGGCGTCGGTCATACCGACCGCGTCGTCATCGAGAACGGACAAGTCATGGCGGAGGGACTGATTTCTCGCGACACCAGTTGGGCACGGGATGTGACTAAAAGCGGCAAAAACGGTTTTCCCTGGCAGGCCAGCATCGGTGCCGAGATCATCCAGGCCGAATTTGTCCCCAACGGCAATCAGATTCAAGTTAACGGTAGGACTTTTGACGGTCCTTTATATGTCATTCGAAAATCCATTCTTAAGGAGATTAGCTTCGTGGATCAAGGCGCAGATAACAAAACAACGGCCCAGGTAGCGGCCCAATCAGGAGAACAAAAACAGATGAACGATGAAACAAAAACAACCGACGTTAAAGTTCAAGCAGTCGCGACTGAAGCGGTCAAAGAAGATGTCCAGGCATCCGAAGCGCACACCTGCCAGTGCAAAACCAAACAGGCAGAAAAGATTGAAGCCGCGGCTGCGCCCGATCTGGTGGCGGACATGCGTCAAAAAGTGGCTGCCGAAACGCAGCGTATCCAGGCCGTCCGCGATGTGTGCGACGGAAAACACGCCGATATCGAGGCCAAGGCCATCGAAGAAGGCTGGGATGTAACCAAATGTGAGCTGGAAGTCTTACGGGCTTCTCGTCCGAAGGCCCCAGTGGTCCACACCCAAAAGTCGGTTGCAACGCCTCAGGTGTTTGAAGCGGTGGCGCTGATGAGTTCGGGACTCGGCAATGCTCGCTTGGAGGCGATGTATGATGCTCCCATTCTGGAGGCGGCCGACAAACTTCGCGGCATCGGTATCCAGGAGTTCTGTGAAAAGATCGTCGGCAACCAACTTCCGCGGTTCCGCCGGGATGCCTCTGGATGGTTGCAGGCAGCGTTTAGCACAACCTCACTGCCGGGAATCCTTAGTAACATCGCCAATAAGATGCTGCTGGAAGGGTATAATTATATCGAGGATGCCTGGCGTCAGATCTGCAAGATCGCATCGGTTAACGATTTCAAGGAGCACACCCGGTATCGTATGACCGGCGCGTTTAAGTTCGAGCCGGTCGGCGCTGACGGTGAGCTCAAACACGGCAAGCTCGACGAGATGAAGTTTGGTCAGAAGGCAGACACCCACGGGATCATGTTTGCCCTGACCCGCCAGATGATCATCAACGATGACATGGGTGCGTTCACCGATATCCCGCGTCAGATCGGTATGGGAGCAGCGGAAGCCATCGCCGATGCGGTATGGGGGCTGTTGCTTTCCAATCCCAACAACTTCTTTTCGGCCGGGAATAAGAACTACGCCGAAGGCGTCGACACCGCACTGAGCATCGATGCCCTGACGGCGGCCGAAATCCTGTTCGGCGAGCAGACCAAACCCAATGGTCGTCCGCTGGGGATCAGCCCGCGCATCCTGCTGGTTCCGATTGCCCTGAAGGTAATTGCTACCAGCCTGATGAAATCGCTGGAACTCAATGAAACGACGACTGCGAACAAGGGCAAGCCCAAGAGCAATCCGCATGTTGGCAAATTCGATGTGGTTTCCAGTTCGTTCTTGAGCAATGCATCGTTTAGCGGCGCTTCAGCCAAAGCCTGGTACTTGTTCGCTGATCCGAACCGGCTGCCCGCATTGGAAGTGGCGTTCCTGAACGGCGTGGACCGACCGACGGTGGAGAAAACCGATGCCGACTTCAACACGCTGGGGATTCAATTCCGCGGGTACATCGATTTCGGAGTTCGCGAGCAGGACCATCGCGGGGGCGCGAAGTTCAAAGGCGAATAATCCGCCAGCGAAATAATCAAGCCCGAGGGCCAGGCTTGGCCTGGTCCCTCAAGCTTGTGTGGATGACAACCAATTCATTTCTTTAGAGAGGATATTCTATGGCAATTGCACAATTTGTTCAACAGGGAAATTCAATTGATCACACACCGAGTAGTGCTATTACCGCCGGTGATGTGGTGGTCCAAGGTGATCTGATTGGTATTGCACAGATTGACTGTGCGGCTGACCAGCTCGGGGCGCTGGCTGTAAGCGGTGTCTTTGATATTGATAAGGCAACGGGGGTCGGAACCGGAATCTCAGTCGGCACCAAGGTCTACTGGGACGTCGCTGACCAGCAGGCCAAGGCGGATGATGAGTCCGGGGCCAATAAATACCTGGGTAAAACCATCGCTGCCGCCGGTGATGATGACGCCAAGGTGCGGGTACGGTTGGAACAGTGAGCAATCTCCTAAATAGTGGTCTGGATTGGCTGGAGCAGAGACTCCTCGGTTTCTGCTCCAGCCCGGTGGAGTATCGGCGGGATACGCAATCTCAGACCATCGATGCAGTGTATGGCAAAACGGATCTTGAAGTCGAGGACCAAACCGGCATCTCGGTCAGCAGTTTTGTGTGGGATTTCCTGATCGATGCAACCACGCTGGGGTTTGAACCAGCAGTCGGCGACCTCATTGTGATCAACGGCCGGCAATTTGAAGTCATGAACCTGTCCGGCCAGGGCTGTTGGCGTTGGACGGGACCGAACCGAAAAACCTATCGCATTCATACCAAGGATAGTGGCGATGACGTGTAATAACGAACAATATGAAAATGTCTGCAAAGGCGAATTCGCCGAGCTTCACAAAAAGCTCGACGGGCTGGACGAGGCCATTCGCGGCAACGGCAAGCCGGGTATTCAACTCCGGCTGGATCGCCTGGAACAAGAAAAGCTGACCCGCAGCAAGGTGACGTGGTTTCTGGTGGGGATTGCCGGAACGGTTGGCGGAGCATTGCTGACCTCATTGATTGTGGGGTGGCTATGAAATTAGCGATTGATGTTGCTGATGCCGTTGTTGCAGAGATGGCCGCTCATACGTTCAGTGAACCATTTTCGGTCACGCGTCGTGTTCTGCCCGAGTATGAGATCGCCGAACTGAAGGCATTGACGGTCACCGTGGTGCCCAAATCGGTTGGCATCAACAATATCACGCGGGATTCCAGCAGTTTTACGGTGGCCGTTGATATTGGCATCCAGCAGAAAATCGGTAAGGATACCGACACAGACGTCACCCGACTCAGCGGTGTGGTTTCTGAAGTCGTCACCTTTATGAATCGGCGGAAACTGAGTGGCTTTCCTGCGGCAGTTTTTGTCTCGATTGCCAATGAGCCGGTCTATGCTCCGGAACATCTGTCTGAAAAGCGGCTGTTTACATCCATTCTCACGTTAACCTACAAGGTCATCCAATGAGTCTACCTGAAAATATCTATTCAAAGATTCTCACCTACGCCAGACAGCAAAGCTACAGTCTTTCGCAGATTCAGAATCTGACGCATACGCAGTTTAAGACATTTGCCCAAAACCATGGCGTCACCGACCAGCGTATCGTAAAATTCCTGCCATTTTTTGAGCAAATCAAGAGCCGACTGATAGAGGATTTCGAGACCGATGCCCTTAAGTCCGAAGGTCAGCAGATCAAGCAGGCCATCCTGGCTCGATTCCCGGATGCAGAGTTTGACATCGACCGTAAAAAATCACTGGTGATGGTCTGGCTCAAGGGTCGTCCTGCCGCGGAGGAGGTCGTTTAATGGGACTGTATAACAACAATAAACCGTATTGTGTTTTCTATGGCGGCGGTGGAACCAAGGCTGGCAGCAGTAATTATTCCGGCTGTACTTATGAATGGCTCGAAGGTAAGAACTTCGATGCTTCCAGTTTATTCAATTCCGAAGGCGGCCCGCTGGTCGATTGGGACGGTGGCGGGGTTGATCAGTTGACCATTGAGGAAGATGGACAGATCCTGCGCAGTACCAGTGCCGTTAATGCCGCGTTTATTGATACCTGTCTGGCCGCCGGTATCGAAGCGGGGATGCTGATCTATCGTGATGATGATCTTTACCTGATGTCTTATCTGCAGGAGATCGTAAGCATCAGTTATGATGCGATTGGACTGGATTTTTCTGAGATCGAGCAGACCTATGCCAACTTTGCGGTCATTGGTGGTGCCAGTAATGCATTCACAGAACCATTGGATTACGGATTTATTGATGCTTGGTCGAACGATTGTTATTATTTCATCGGCAAGGATATCACACTGTCGTCGACATATGTCATCCCGGTTGGCGGAACCATCAACCGCTCATCGCTTCGAATTGTTGGATATACCGATCCGACCAATCTGTTTCATCTAAGCGAAGATGGAGCGGATTATATTTCAGCATTTACCGCTGCCAAGATGGGATTTGCTGCACTGCCGGGACCAACGATTACACTGGCCATGGGTGATGCCGCCAAGGGACTTGGGATTGAGACAAATAACATTGAACTGCATAATCTCAAAATCACCACCACCGCAGACATGACCGGTTGGTTCATCTACGGACCGACCTGGCAGGCAACACCCAATAAATTCAATATCCGGTTCCAGCACTGCAGTTTTCAATCAACGACGTCGGCTACCGGCCTTTTCGGCTGGGGGCAATGGGGTAATGTCATCATCGATGATTGTTACTTCCAAGACATCGCATATTGGGCCGTCAATATCGGTCCGGCGTATGACCAATACTCTGCAGATCGGGTCAGCCGCTGCTTTACTCGAGAGACTCAGGTCGGGATTCTGGCTCCCAATATTGAAAACTGCATTATCTATAAGCCCCGTTCCATTCCGTTTATGAGCAATACCATTACCCACTCGATTGTCTACCGGCCACTGGGAACGGTCAATCCTGAAAACTTGCGGTCTGGAAAGAACAATCGTCGCGCCTTGAACAACATCTTCTATCTGGACCGAACCGGTCCGCTGGAAACCGTCGGTATTTGGCGTCTGTTAGTCGATTCCGGTGCAATGGAAGAAGATTATAACTGCTATTTTGATGTGGCTAACCCTGACCTGACACCCGACTCTTCGGATTTTTTTGGTGATATTGATGCTTCCGCACGACCTTGGCAACCCGGTGTGCAAAAGCACGGCTTCTATGCCGACCCGCTGTTCGTGGATCCGGAGAACTATGATTTTCGATTACGGTCGTCCAGCCCGTGTCTTGGATCAGGGAAACCGGTCAACGGATTGGCTACTGATATGGGGATGACTTTGAAAAAACCTGATCCCGTGGGTGTGTACGGCCAAAACAAAAACCTCTATGGCGTTTAAGCAAGGATTATTCTCATGAGTGAACATGCATTTATTCTCTATGGCAGTTATCAGAATCCATACCTTCGACTGGTACGAATTGCAGATGGACTGGTTTTCGATGTTGCTGCAGGTCTGTTGGCCCAGGCACCCGCATGGGCGGACTCGGCTCTGGCACTGGGTGCGAAAGACGCCGTGATTAACGGCTGGCCGGTGGACCTTCCCGAAAACCTGCCCAATGGGGCTTATGATCTTCAGCTCTATGATGCCGCTGCACCCTCGCAGTCTGATGCGATGGTTGCCGGGTGGCGGTTGGTGATGCCGCATAAACTGCTGGTCAATCCCACAGAATTTCCGCTGGATGTGTTCGGTCGGATCAGGATAACGGGGGCATAATGGCCGGTTTCAAACTCAAATACCTGTTTTTTGACAGCCCTAAAGTTGTTCGGGCCGTTGATAAATCCACCCGCAAGGTACTCTCGAAGTTCGGTGCCTTTGTCCGGCGAACGGCTAAACAGAGCATCCGCAAACGAAAGAAGACATCCGCACCCGGAACGCCACCGTCCAGTCATACCGGGCTTTTAAAGCGGTTTATCTTCTTCGGCTATGACCCGCAAAAACGCAGTGTTGTCATCGGACCGACCCGGCTGACAGAAAATAACCGCGGCGAGGCACCCTCGATCCTGGAGTATGGCGGCCGGACAACGGTCAACAGCGGCACAAAAAAAACACGTGTACGAATCCGGCCTCGGCCGTTCATGGGACCGGCCTTCGAAAAAGAAAAACCAAACCTTCCATCGATGTGGAAGGATTCAGTGAAATAGGAGACTTTCAAAATGGCTGATTTTTTATTGGGCATGAATGCCAAGATTTACCAGGGGGCTACGGCCGCCGATCCGTCGACCCTCGACCCGGCAACGTTAACCGAGATGGGTAACGTCAAGGACGTGACGCTCTCGCTGGAAGCCGGCGAAGCGGATGTGACCACCCGTGCCAACAGTGGCTGGCGTGCGACCGCACCGACCTTGCGGGAGTGTTCCTGCGAATTCGACATGATCTGGAAGCCTGGTGATGCGGGATTTGAGGCGATTAAGGCGGCGTTCCTGTCGGCGGGAACCGTGGCACTGGCGGTTTTGACCGGTGCACACAACGAATCCGGTGCCGAAGGTCCGGTGGGCAACTGGTCCATCACCAACTTCTCGCGGAGTGAAGCCCTCGAAGAGGCTGTTACCGTTAGTGTCACCGCCAAACTGGCCGCGTTCGGTCAGTGGTTTGAAGCAGCTTAAACAAAAATGAAGAATTGAAAATGAAGAATTAAGAAATGAGGAATTTATGAAGACATTCAATGATGCCGCTGGCCGGACCTGGACCATTGCTCTCAATCTCGGTACGGCCATGGCGGTTAAAAGTAAACTGGGGATTGATTTATTGCGGCCGGAAGATGGCGATCCGCCGCTGCTGACGCAGTTGGGCACTGATGAGATGCTGCTGGGAGAGGTACTCTGTGCACTGCTCGAATCCCAGTTCGAAAAACACAACCTCACCGATGCAGATGTTCGAATGTCGTTTGACGGTGCTACGCTATTGGCAGCACAGAAAGCATTCTATGAGGAACTGGTGGATTTTTTCCGCAGCCGCGGCCGGACCGACCGGGCCAAGGCGGTCGCGGCTCAGATGCAGCTGATCGACAAGGCGACCAGCGCCATCGAAGCCAAAATCGAAGCGATGGACCTGGATCAGATGATCGATGGTGCACTGTCTGGCACATTGCGGGATTCCTCGGCATCGACCCCCGTCCCTTAACGCTGCGGCAGTTGCTCTGGATGGCGGAAGGTCACCACCGCGATGCCTGGCAACACACGTCATCTCTGATGGCGCTGATGGCCAATGTCAATCGCGACCCGAAGAAAACCCGGGCCTTTAAGCCGTCGGATTTTAACCCTTATGTTCGAAAAACATCCCGGCCGGATGTGATTGTTGTTACGAAAGAAAATATTTCGCTACTTAAACATGCTTTTTTAGGAGACAAACGATGAAAACGGATGCAGTACACGCAGTATTCAATTGGGCCGACCACAATCGTTACACCATCGCTTCGGTGCTGGTTTTTATCCTGACGATGGGAATCGTCGTTAATCTAAGCGGCTGCGAATCAGCCACCTCGGGGCTGGTTGCGGCGGCTGACGGGACGGCGACCAAGGTGTCCCGCAGTGAGTTCCAGCGTCAGGCGCTGGTCGGCGAGAAAGATTTCGCCATAAAACGCATTGAACTGGACGGTTTAGCGGCCACATTTAATGCAGAGGTCAAGGCATTTAATGAACGTATTCAGGCGGGACTGGACGATCTGGCACGTCAGGATGAGTTTAAGCAGCAGCTTTTAGACACGATCGGCAGTGTGGCGATTGGCGCAACCGATGGCACTCTCAATCCGATGGCCCTGGTTCCCATCGGAATCGGATTACTCGGCGGAGCACTCGGTCTGGGTACTTCTGCGGATAATCGGCGTAAGGATAAGGTCATCACGGATCTTAAAGTAGCCGCAATGACCACATAACCATGGCTAATACTACTTCCATACGAGCCGGTCGGGCATTTGTCGAACTGTTTGCTGATGACAGCAAACTGGTGCGGGGTCTGCGCTCAGCCGAGCGTAAACTCCGCGCCTTCGGCAATGGCATCCGCACACTGGGCCTAAAGATGATGGCCATTGGGGCCGGATTGCTCACGCCCCTGATCGGTTCTGCCAAGGCGTTTAGCAAAATGGGCGATGAGGTGGCCAAGATGAGCAAACGAACGGGTCTGTCTGTCGAGACGCTCTCGGAACTGAAGTTTGTCGCTTCCCAGACGGGCACCGAATTTGCCACCTTGGAAAATGGTGTCCGTAAGATGCAGCGGAGCATCTATGATGCCGGTCGCGGCCTCAGTACCGCGGTTGATGCCCTGGAAGATTTGGGGCTGACGTATAAGGATCTGGAAGGACTGTCGCCGGAAGAGCAGTTTAAGCTGCTGGCCGAGCGGATCAGCAAGATCAAAGATCCCACCAAAAAGGCCGCTATCGCGATGAGCCTGTTCGGACGGACCGGTACAAATCTTTTGCCCATGTTCGAACAAGGCGCTGCCGGGATTAATGCACTCCAGGAAGAAGCCCGCCGGTTGGGCCTGACCATGCGGAGCGAGGATGCCAAGGCGGCCGAGGATTTTACCGATGCGATGGATAAGCTCTGGAAAGTGGTCAAGATGACGGCCTTTCATGTCGGCGCTGCCTTAGCGCCTGCATTAGAAAAGATCACGAATGTGATTACGAACGTGGCCGTCAAGATCAATGCCTGGATACAGCAAAACCATGCGGTCATCGTCACCATCGGGAAGGTGGTATTAGCGGTTATTGCCGGCGGTGCCGCACTGGTGGTGCTGGGCACCCTCATCAGCGGGTTGGGACTGGCATTCGGTAAACTGAGTCTGGTCATTACTGGTATTGGCGCTGTCTTAAAGATGCTGGGTTCGGCAATTGCGTTTTTGGTCTCGCCGATTGGCCTGGTCATCGCCGCCGTTGGTGCACTGGCCGCCTATCTAGTCTACAGCACCGATGTGGCGGCTAAAGCGGTTGATTGGCTGGGCCAGAAGTTCAGTATATTAAAGGATGATGCACTCGCGGCCTATCAGGGAATCGCCGACGCCATGGCGGCTGGCGATATTGCTTTAGCGGCTAAGATTCTATGGCTGACTTTGAAGATGGAATGGACGCGTGGGGTCAATGTTTTGGAAAAGGCGTGGCTAAACTTTAGAAACTTCTTCATCCGCATCGGTTATGACGCGTTCTACGGCATGGTGGCGGCTGCTCAAACCGTCTGGCATGGACTGGAAGTCGGCTGGATTGAGACGACGGCGTTCTTTTCTCGCACATGGCAGGGATTTGTGTCGTTTTTTGCAAAAACCTGGGAGAACATCAAAGCCGGGGCTCAAAAGGCATGGAACTGGATTAAATCGCTGTTCGATGATTCTTTCGATCTTCAAACCGAAAACAAGATGGTCGAGGACCAGCGTCAACAGGCGATTGCATCAATCGAGGATGAAAAACAACGCAAACTCGCCGAACGCGAGGCCGAGCGTCAATCGCAGCGGGACCAGGCGGCCCGGATGAATGATGCAACACTGGAAGAGATCGGCCGTCAACATGCGGAAAAGTATCAGGCTCTCGATGATGAATACAACGCCCGCATGGCCGAAAACACCAAGGATTTAAAGGCCGCCCGAAAAGAATGGAAGGACTCCATCAGCCGGGCCAAGGATAAACGTGCCGAAAAGGAACTGGAAAAACCCGCCGCTGTCGAAAAGGCAAACACCGCCTGGATGGATGTCGGCGATGTCCTGACCGAGGCAGCCAGTAAGATGAGCGTGACGGGCACGTTTAACGCAACCGCGGCCTGGGGACTGGGCACCGGCAGTGCCGCTGACCGGACCGCCAAGGCCACCGAGGAAACCGCCCGCAATACCAAGCGTCTTCTGGATGAATCCCGCAATAATGGAGCGACGTTCACATAGCTTAACGATGAAATTGTTGTTTCTGCGCGGCTCTGTAGGGTCGCGTTCGTTTTAGAATATTCGTGCGAAACTTATGACCCTGAAGGGTATGATGAGCGTCACTGTTACTGAAAAATTTCAATCCCGCGATGTCGTCCGTGGGACCAATCCGTCGGCGCAGCTGAATTTTGTGATTCAGGGCACCGATGATTATGACGAGGCGCTGACCCAATTGGCCAGTAAGGCACCGCAGGTGTTTGATAATCTCCCGCGTCTGAGCTATGGCATTGAACCGATTGCCGAGACGCTCTGGCTGGGCAATGCACGCTACGGTTATCAAAGTGTCCAGGAGACCGGTGAGGCCGTCTATCAGTTCGACACCGGCGGCGGCAGTCAGCACATCACCCAGAGCTTAGGGACCGTCCGGCGTTATGCACGACCGGGTGCTGTTGCCGGGAACTTTATGGGGGCCATCGGCGTGACCAATGACTCGGTCGAGGGGGTGGATATTACGGTCCCGATGTACAGCTTCAGCGAGGTGCACTATAAATCAAGATCTTTCGTTGATGAAAACTATAAAGCCACGTTGTTTGAGATGACCGGAACGGTCAATAGCAAACCCTTCCGCAAGTTCGCTTCCGGTGAAGTCTTATTCCTCGGTGCCAGCGGCACCAAACGCGGTTCGGATGATTGGGAACTGGTCTATCGATTCGCGGCCAGCCCCAATATGAGCGGCATGATCATTGGCCAGATTGAGGGCGTCGCCAAGGGTGGCTGGGAGTATCTGTGGGTCCAGTATGTTGATTCAGAAGACGAAAATGCACAAACGCTCATTAAACAGCCTGTCTCGGTCCATATCGAGCAGGTGTACGCATACAAAGACTTTGACCGGCTGAGGTTGTAATATGGCCAAGCACGTCACCGCAGGTGAAAAATTCCGATTTGGTGCTCGTACCTATAACGAAATGACCAGTCTGATCGAAAAGGATCGGGCCAGTGATCTGTCCATGCAGGCTAAAACCACACGCGGCAACACTGATTTTGTCCTGGTCAAGAATATCAGCGGTTCCGATGTCGCTCGTTTTGGTGTATTGGGAATCGCAGGAATCCTGTTCGATCCGGCGACCGCACTGCCGGCATTTACATCACGAACCGTATTTACAGGTGAAACGCCAACCGAAGAACACCAGACGGGTCGGTTTTTGATCTGTGCCGAGCCGATTCGTAATGGCGCGATTGGCCGGGCATGGGCGGATGGGATCGTCACAACTCGATTATTTGTGCAGGACGCCTCGCATAACTATGCCACGGTTAAGCCGGATGATAGTACCCAGTTGGTCAGCGCCGACCAGGGACTGTGCTATATCCTCTATAAAGAAGCGGGCACCGGCACGAAATGGGCGGTTGTGCGGTATGGCTCTACCGGTAATTCCCTCCGATGGGCGTTTTGCAGTGAAGATGCAGGTTCCGGCAATACACTGGATTGTTTCCTCGATACCGACGAAACCGGTACACTGGTGACGGTGTATTTTAAGCTGCTCAACTGCTCAAATCTCGAAGATGGTCATTTTACACTCATCGATGGTGTCCCCATCCCGGTCATGAAACGCAGCGGCAATTGGTGGTGCATCATCCCCATCGAAGGGACCAAGGTGGTCGTATGAGTGAGATTATCCCTCTCTGTCGCGATATTGACACCGACCGGCTGTACCGGACTAATGACGGTTCGGCGAAACTGATGCGTTGTCTGAGTCCGGAGTTTAACACGCTTAATCTGGGGTGTTTTCTGCCGCAATATCCGATCTGGACTGAGGGCAACACGTATGCTGTCGGGGATATTGTCTTTGGCAGGGTAGAGTTTGGCACTCCTGTGGTCCTGTATATCTGCGGCGTCTTTGAGTGCCGAGTTGCACATACCGCAACAAGCGGCAATGCACCCTCTGCCAACAGCAGTTGGAGTGTTTGCCAGGTGGAAACGACACTTCACTGGCGAGCCTTGGGAACCACGCGGCTGTTGGAGCATCCGGTCTGCGGATCATTGGCATCCGGTGGGGCTGAACCGTATGGCGGCATCAATAAATCGCCAACGGGCGTGTTGATTGCATTAAGTGGCATTACTCCCAAGCCCGACCATCTGGACTATCCGGAGATTGCATGGCATCATGATTATAACGGGGTTTATTGCATTCCAGCTATGTATGGGTACACCGGGGGAACATGGTATATTGGCGGTCTCTGTGATGGAGACTTAAAGTGGACCTTAGAATTTGATCCGATGCTGCCTTGGGGCGACTGCGAAGAGGGAGCCCGAAAAATGTCCATCCGTCATCTCAAACGAACCCTCTCGGACAACTGGTGGTACTGGACGTATCTCTTTTGTGGTTCGCATGAGATTTCTCTCTGTGAAACCAGCTATACCGACAGCAACCTGTTCCTGCCGCCGCCGTACTGGCCTTATTATTGGTGGGATACGGATCCGGCGATTGTCGCGTATCGACAGTCGTTAATTCCTGCTCGTGATTGTACGGGATATGATAACTATGGGGCCATTCCACCGTTTAGCGGTTGGGGTGGAACAGTGAGTTTCCTCGGATTTACGGATTATATGACGGTGGGCTTTGACGATTACAGCGTTGAGTATTTCAATAATGGCGAAAGTGCTACTGTCCGCTGGCGATTTGCCCTGTTTGGCTCCGGCGGTAAACGCGTCATCCTGAAGAATAATATCGCGTGTGACCTCTTTCGCCTGGATTTTCAGGGTATCGACTGGGACATCTTTTTGGGATGTACGACATCCCCGGTCACGCCGGATGAGGATGGGTGGTTTGAAGCTACGGTTTCGCTGACGGACGGCATGACCATCACGGATTTTGGAGTCACCAATGTCAATGCCTATAACTGGCGGTATCAGTGCACCCTTAGCAGTGATCTGGCTGCCGGGACCGCCTATCTTGGATCGTTGAGACAGAGTTCATAACCATGGGATGCTGCGGAAAAATATCAAAGGGACTTTCGATTGCCAAGGGCAACCTGGCGGTGGTGCTCGAAAAAATCAACTTGCTGCCACCCGATCCGTTTATGTATCATTCGGTCCGGCTGCGGGCGTGTCGTTCATGTAAGTATCACACCTATCTGACCGAGAGTGAGTTCCTGGACTGGATTGATGAACATGGCGGATTGGTCAAGTTCGTTGCTGAGATTGATATCCTGGACCAGTGGCCGCCACTGCCCATTGAACAGGAAAAGCCCGGAGCGAAATTGTTCTGCAGTCTGTGTAAATGCTGGCTGCCAGCGAAAGCGTATGTCAAACAAGAAAATTGCCCAATCCAGCATCCGGATTGGCGAAAACCGAAGTGCTTCTTCAATACAAAGGAAACCTTATAATGTCTGAAAAATACTGGTATGGCGGCGTGACGAATCACCGAGGCGAATGGGACTGGGAAGGTATCGCCCCCTTTACGATTTATGCAGGAAATTTGGTCAACGTCGGTGGACTGTGTGGGATTGGCGCTGTTGGGCATGGTTTAATGCCTGGCGATGAGATCACCATCGCTGGAACATCCACGATTGACGGCACATATAATGTCCACACATCAACGACGGCCGATGTTATCGTTATTGATCTGCCCTTTTTCCTGCTGTCTGGCACAAACTCGATTGTTTCGGGGACTCAGTGGACGGCATCAGGAATCAATCTATACACGTCCGGCGTCCAGGCCGGAATGAGGATCAAGCTCTTCAATGGCGCTACGTTGCTGGGTGCAAAATACTCCGGCAGCAACGGCATCGTTGCAGGCACGGCGTTCACGGCATCGGGTGTAGACTTCTATGCGATGGGTGTCGAGGTTGGAATGACCGTCAAACTGACCAGTGTTGGAAGCGGGTATCTTGGCGAGTTTGCGATTACGAGCATTACGGATGCGACTCACTTGGTGATTGAGGACACCGGCACATCCGAAAGCGGCCTGACCTGGGAAATCCAGGTGCGTGACGAGGCCACATGGGGCGGCTTTGAAATCATCGCCGTCACGGATGCAACCCATTTGCAGCTTGAATCGACCGGTCTTTCCCAAAGCGGTGTAACTTATGAAATTAACCGGGGTGAGACCTTTGATGGCACCGAAACCATCACGCCCAACATCGATTCCAACTGGAAACTGGTCACTGATGGAAGTAACACTGACAAGCCCACCGATGGAGATGTGGTCCAATTCAATGATCGGGCGTATTACAACAGTACTGCCCAACGATACCAGGACTGCACCATCAATGTCGATGCGGCCGGAACGGGAACGCCCAATCTGGGTGGGATGTTTGTTTCGGCTGGATTTAATGGCCATCTTGGTAGTGAGTCGAATCCAGTGGAGATTAATTGCCAAAACAACGACATTGTTGTGGACGGTGAATGCACAATTTATTTGAAACTATCCGCCGGAGCAGGAGCAGATGCAGGATGCGGGCGGTTGGTCGTCAATAATGAAAAGGCAAATGTCTATGTCTCCAGCCTGCTTAACGATGTGAGTAATGTGTGCCTGTATGATTTGCTGATCTGCCTGAAGGGGTATCTCTGGATTCAGGATAATTGTGCGGTAGGGGAGTTGGTTTCCGCCAACTATAGCTCATTCGTCGATGCAGGCGTCGGGATTGAAAATATCAAGGCAGGCACACCGTGCAGGATCACGGCCGTCAAGGGCGAGATTGTATGGCGGTCGAAGATTGACCAAGTCAAACTTTTTGATGCGGAGTTTGCCTGGGGGGATGAAGATATGACCGAGGTGGTCAATTATGCCTGCAATCTTCTGACCATCTACTCCAAGAGCGGTGAGTTCCAGTGGCAGATGGCCGACACCGGCGAATCAGTCATCAAGCAGTTTGTGCTGTACGCTGGAAACCTGATCGCCTCCCAGTCGGTCAACAGCGGCTATAAAAAGAAAATCGGCACGGGCACCGAAATCAGCGAATTGTGGCCGGATGCAACCGCCAACCTAAACAGTTCATCCAACAATGTGTTAATTGCTGCTGGCTCCAAATTGGAATCGCATGGGGGGACATTAATTGCCTCCAGTGGCTCATTGTTAGGATGGTAAAATTAGGATGGTAAAATGAAATTGACAGAAACCGCGTATTGTTTGTATAATGAGGGGCAATTAAAAAGCTCCTTCTGCCGCCTGTGGTGTAGCCCTGGGAAGTTCACTAACTTCCTCCTCCTTCTTGCCACAGGCGGTCTTTTTCAACAACCATCTTTTGTCTTGTCTGTATTAATCAATCATCTTAGCTTTTAACCCCATTTTTGAGAGGAGTGACGGTGCAGAATTTTCCTGAATTAATGACTGAGGACGAAGTAATTCAATTCCTACGGATTCCCGAAATCAGCAAAGCCGCCAACTATCGGCATGTGATTGAAAACCTCAAGCGGATGCATGACCTGCCCTGTATCCATATCTGCCGACAGCCGCTATATCCCTTGGATTCTGTGCGAAATTGGGTCAAAAATAAGGCATTATTGGAGGAATAGAGTGGATTTATTGGCCCAAATAATTCATAATAAAGACCAGGTTAATCCAGGTCTAACCGGCGTCATGAGTCAGAAAGGAATGGCTCAATGATGAGACAAAAAAAACTGGTTACACTCTGGGAAAGGCCATCTTCGGATGGCAAAGGTTTTACCTATTACCTGCTCTTTAACGATGAAAACGGGATTCGACGGCAACGGTCGCTCGGTCACGCCGACAAGCGAAAAGCAGAACGGCAGCGGGACAAGTTTGAGCGGCAATTGCGGATGGGAATGGTAGAGCCAAGTTCTTTGAAAATTAAAGACTTCGTAAAAGACAGCTTGGCAAGGACGGGCGATCAAATTCGCGAAAGCACTCGCAATGAGTATGCATCAGGGGTGAAAGATTTTATCAAACGAATCGGCAACCTTGATGTTCGAGATGTGACGCTTACGCATGGAGAAAAATACCGACAACTCTGTCTGGACGATGGCAATTCGCCTGCGACGGTCACCAAAAAACTCAAGCATTTAAAACGATTGTTTCAGTTGGGAGTCAACAGGCGGCAACTCGACGAGAATCCTTTTAAGTTTGTGGATACTCCCAAGACCCGCAAAAAGAAGATTCGTATCTACTCGGAAGCAGAATGCCAAAGCATCCTTAAGGTTGCTCAAGAATATAGTGTAGAATGGGATCTGCAATACCGACCCAAATGGGATTTGCTAATTATTGTGGCGTTGGCAACCGGGATGCGACGTGCCGAACTTCTAAATTGCACCTGGAGCGATGTGGATTTTGAACAGCAGGTGATTAACGTCACTCCCAAAGAGGATACGAAAGCAACATGGCGCTGGGATATTAAGGACTCCGATGAACGAATGCTGCCGCTGACCAATGAGGTGACGCAACTCCTTGTGGACCATCATGCCAAGCAACCTGAGGGCTATCCTTATGTATTCGTGCCTGTTGGGCGATATGATGTCATTCAAACGCTCCGAGCCAAAGGGCAGTGGACATACTCGGATTCTCGATTGAAGGTTGTAAATAATTTTACTCCGCAATTCGAGAAAATCCTGAAAACGGCCAAGGTCAAAAAAGGGCAGTTTCACGACCTGCGACGTACGGCAATCACAAATTGGTTTGCCAATGGCATGGGGGAGCACGACGTCATGGTTCTGGCGGGTCACTCTAATTTTGCGACCACGCATGAATTTTACTTGGCGGTGGCAGATGATTTAGTGGACCGAGCAAGGCGGGCATCCGTGAAAAGTATTGATCAAAATCTGTTGCAAATCTGTTGCAGGAGCATATAA